AATCTTTCTTTGGTGTGCGCCTTCTTGGTTAAGACGCCGTCTAGTGATTTTGCCATATGTTTATTTAATCAAAAAAATAGACTCCGGAGAGTCTATTTGGCACGGTTAAACAATGTGCTAACTGCGACGAATCAATCGTATTTGTTATACTTGTCTCTGACTTTGTCTAAGTCTTTGCCTTCTTTTCCAGCTTTGGCCAATGCTGCCATGCCTTCTTTACCGTATTTTTCATGACCTTTTGCCGCACGACTCATTGTTTTCTTTTCGCCTGTTTCTTTTAATCTGCCATCTGCTTCTGCTGACTTTAACATTGCCGCACGATCAGCATAGCTTCCACGTTTAACATCTTTGGCAGCATCTTTCTCACCTTTGGTAGGATTCTTAACGTGCTTTAGCGGGTTAAATTTATCTTCTTTGGCTTCTTTAATCTCGTCGTACATTTGTGCCAAGCGAGATACCAGTGCTTCTTGCATTGGATTGCCGCCACCATTGACTTTTGGACGCTCTTCACCTTTGCTGTGCATGTCATCACCTGTTTGGGTCACTGCATCAATGCCAAACACTTCTGGACCGCTTGCACCTTCTGGAGAATTTTCATAACCGTCGTCGACCACAATGTCCAACTCTCCACCTAGCTTTGGTCCACCAAACAATGCGTCAACACTGTGTGAGTGTGGATCTGAATTATCACCAGATTCAATGTTTCGAAGAATTTGCATTAGATCCTTGATGCCACCAGGGCCTGTGCCATGCATTGTTACATTCATGTCAACATTGTCTTGTTGCTTGGGCGGCATCGAAGGCATAGGCATCATTCCACATTCGTCAACACCTGGTTGGTCATCTTTAGTTGGTGCGATCGGTAGTGATTGTCCTTCGTCGATGGCTTTCATTTTTTGCATTAATTGTTCAAAATTCATATCATAGTCCTTTGGCTGTTGGTAATTTTACTTTCCTGCTTCCAACCGCACTTGTGTTATTTTGTTTTGCTGGGTTATCTTTTAACTTTTCAGTTGGTACAGACTTAGCAAGAATGGTATCATTTATTCCTTTTTTCTGTTCTCCAACACTTTTGCTTTTTCCTAATTCTTTTAACAAACTCATAGTGTGCTTGTCGCCCACTAATTTTTGATTGTCTTCTTTTTCGTAATCTGCTTCTAGAACACTTTTACCACTCTTAACAGCATTAGCATTGTTAATGGCCAGTTCTCTTTCTTCCATGGCATTTCTAACTTTGATCAATGCACCCGACATTCTTAATGTTTCAGCAATGGAATTTTTAATTTGCAAGCTGGTTGCTGGGTAACAAGTACACACATCAAATACTGTTACATTCACGTTGGCATGCTCAGGAAAATCCACTTGACGTTCTTGTATTGGTGTGCGCTTGCCACCACTGCATGATTCCAACTGATATTGTGACAATGCTAACTTGATTTTTTCTGTACAATCTTTAGGGCAGTCTCCAGCAATTTTTACTTTGAATTCGTAAACTTTTTTGCTTTCAGTTAAGTATTCTTTGAATGATTTCATATTATGATCCTAGTAGTGTATTTATTTCATATTGCGGAGTTTTTCTATTAGACTATTACGGTCTGTGATAATAACTCCGTCACCTTGTAACGTTACACCCTCGTCAGCTGAGTTTGCGTCTTGGTCTAATTTGTGCTTTTTCAGCTGTAATTCAACCATTTTTAACTTTTTATCAAGTTTTGCTGATTTAGCACTGATAGCATGGCCCAGCATACTTGCCGCAACTTCAAACATTCTAGCACTGTAACGTGCTTCTACGTTCATACCAAGATCCATAATGTCGTCATATGCATCAGTAGCTTTTTGTGCCAGTGCATCCAGTTCGCCATCTGCTATATCGCCCAAGCCTTTGACCGCAGGTAGTGCGGATGCAATTTTATCAAATTCAGACATGTCTCTCAGGAACGGCTGAGCAATCTCTGCTTTGATAGCTTTCTTTTCTTCGTCCTTGACAATTTTCTTGCTTTCGGGCAAGTTGAGTATTTCTTCAAGTTTTTTAGTCATACAGATACTTATGCCTATGTCTGGCTGAATATATCATTTTCGTTAAGAATTCTAAATTTTATGCCCTGTTGCTTGCACCACATGTTGGCCGCACTCCACTTGGCTTGATTCTTAACATACTGTGATTGATTGTATTTGTTTTTGCCCACACGTTCTAGTATGGTCTGACTAGCTGGTTTAATTTCAATCAGCTCTACTAACAGTCTATTCTTTTTGTCCAAGTATTGGATGAAAAAATCAGGTACATACACGGTTTGTCGGTTAGTTAACGGATCTTTGTAAGGAATTTGTATTGCTTCGCTGGCCCACTTTTGTATTGCTGGGTTGTTGTCGCAAAAGTTCATAAAACTCCACTCCCAACTGCTTCTGTATGTTGGAACTTTGGTCCCAACATATTTTTCAGGATGGCGCATTGTGAATTTACCACGAGCAAATTTAGCCATTTTATACTAAAATGTTACGAGATTCGTAATTATTAACTACGGGCGTAATCCTATAACCCAACAAGCTGGTTTTTTCTCGGTAGCCGTTTAATACCTGAGCCACTACTTGACTTAGCTGTACATCTGTTAAAGATTTCAAAGAGTCTATTAATTTAAACACACTAACATTTTCAACTCTTGCTTGATTTAACAACACAATGGCTGTGCTTTTTGCACTGGACTGGTCGAATCCTCGCTTGACAAAGAATCCAACTGACGCATCTATTTCTCCTGCTGGAAAACTCACAGGTTGTACAAAATAATTGTCAAAGAATTCTTTAACAGTTATTGCGTTGTTTAATTGATCTAACGGTAAGTTACTTTGCATGTTTTATACCTGAACTGATTTAGCCACAACAGCATTAGTTGGAGCTGGTGTTGGAAATGCTACACCATTGACTCCGCCTGTTGTTTGTTGTGTAGTAGTCGTTGATAAATTAGGATTACCTGTTTGTGTTTGCGGACTTTTAGTGTTCTGGTAACCGTTAACAGTATTAATAGCATTGTTAAGAATTCCAGGTGCAATAGTTTCAATGTCTAGTGCCTGTACAAAGCTAGGACTGATGAGAGTAGGATCTGGATTAACTCCTACCAACTGACTAGCCATAAGGTCGTAGTGCTCGACGCCAAATCCTTCCGGAGTGCCTGCTTCCACTTGTCCAACACTGTAGTTGACAGCTTCGTACAACAACTTCATATCAAATTCATGAGTCTTGCTGTCAGAGTAATCCAATTTGTTATGATTCCAACTGGTAATTAACGGATTGATCAGTTGGTAACAAACATATTCGTGTCGAGCCATTTGATAAACTTTTATATAATTAAAAAATGGTGCTACGCTGTTGTTGTCTAGGCCGTAAGGTGTTGTAATAAAATTGCTACTGCGAGTTGCGTTCCTACTATAAGCACCGCCAGACTTTGCGCTGGTGCTGTCTGCATAGTAGTAACTGTAATAATTTTGCCACAGTTGATTGATTAACCCCATGTTGTCGTCGTGAAATTTGATATCAACTTCGCCGGGTTTGTGTTGATACTGCACTACTTTTTTTCTATTATATTGATTTAAAATTTCTGTTTGCACAGTAAAGCTAGGTAAGCTAACGGCTTTGACTAACATGTTAATTTCATTGCCGTAACGCTGTACTATGTTAGCGTTTTTAAGAGCAGAAACATTTATACCAAACGACACATGAAACAGGAAATTCTGCTTGGGTGCCAGTCTAAATTGGTCAACATTAAACATCTTGGCCGCGTGTTGCCAATCTCGTAACGTGACTTGGGTACTGTTGTCAACAGTTAAGTTTCTATTAGATGTGAATGCCATAACAATATTTATCGATATGATAAACTACGCATATAATGATCAGCCGTTAAAAAAGCCCAAAAAGGGCTTTTCTAATTAAGCGCCTAGAGCGTTTGTTCCGCCTGGGTGCTTGGTCTTGTTTGTTGGTGAACCTAAAGATCCGCCAACTGTCTGAACAGCATTGTCAATAGTAATTGTCAATTTGATCTTTACTGGATCGTTAGTTTTGTATGCTAATGTGCCGTATTCAACCTTCTGCACATAACAACCATAGCATTCCCATGTTTCTAAAACTGTAGGAGTGCTTGTGCCGTTGCCACCGTCTAACATTTCAATACGTAATGTAAACTTGTAGTCTCCAGCACTTGCCGCTGAACTTTGTTCAAAGTAGTCAAACTGTCTTTGCATTTGTTCGCCAACCAACTTGCTAACTTGACCAGTTACATCATCGCGCATGGTAATTGCAATGGTTCCCCATTTTACCTTGCCAGCAAAGTGAATTTTGCTGTTGTAGATATCAATAACTTGGTCTTCGTGTTCAACTGTTGGACGGGCCGCATCTTCAACTTGCTTGGTCATCTCAGTAGTGGATCCGCTAACGCCAAAGTTTTCAAAGTTCACCCTAAAGCGATATTGTAATTTTGGCATCAACATACCCTGTGAGCCTGCGCTCTGGTCTGATGCTAATGGTACTGTAAAATTTGATAGTGCCGCGATTGCCATTTATGTTCTCCTGATTATTAACCTAACGCCTTAACGCCGCCAGTATTCTCTAAACGCAATGGAATGTAAATAAATTCAACTGCTTTGACTGGTTCAATTGCGATATCAACGTGTAGTTCGTTAGCATCGATTCTTGATGGTGTGTTATTGCTTGTATCGCATACCACAATGTAGTCATACAAAGCACGTTGGCCTGTTAACTCAAGTAGCATAGCTTCGATTTGATTCTTGATCTCGTTACGTGTTTGCGTATCGTTTGGTTCAAATACATATGGTTTTGCTATTTGATTAAGTTGATAACGTAAGTAAATTACTAAACGTGCTACGTTAATACGATCTAAACTACTAGCAATTAGCTGACGTGTTTTTTGTCCGTAAGCTACTAAACCTGTTCCTGCAATGTACGTAATTGGATTTACGTGTACCCCTGCTAGTGTATCACGTTGTCCAGTGTTCAATGCAACAGTGTTAAACTCACCAGTAATAGGATCAACATATCCAACTGAACTAGCGTTTGTAACTCCGCCACGACGTACACCAGCTGGTGCAAACCATGGATAAGAAACGTTATCGCTTAGAGCAATTGTACGTAACATAATGTGACTTGGAGGAACAACAATGTTGTTGCCAGTCAAGTCAGTAGTGAAACCCCATGGATAATAAACTGCCGCATAAGAATTTGTGGCAATTAAACCTGTTTCGCCGTCAACTGCCGCACCGTCAACGTTTTGTCCCCAATTGCTCAATGAAGTTGCATCTGGTGTTAAACGTGCTGGAGTATCTGCAACAATAAATGCTGTTTCACCACGGCTTGTGTTCAAGTCAATCAATGTGCTTAGTGTTTCTAAATAACCTGGGCAAGCTAACAAGTTAAACTGTCTGCTGTCTTCGTCACGAATTTGTTGATTGCTGTTAATTAACTCATTCAATGCATTTAATACCACTGAGCGTTGTGATTTACGTCCAAATGTTCCTGAACCGTCTAACTGGTTAGGAGCTTGGCTTACCCAACGATGCGGATAGTAGTAAGTCATTGCATCGCCTGCGCCTGCGCCAAAGCGTGTATTACGCTCAGTAACATCAATATAATCTTTTACAAATTTTACTACGTTGTTACCTGAACGACGTAGATTCCATAGCAATATTCCTTTTGGATATAGAGCTGGATCTGGGGAATCTGTATCAACAAAGTCGCTTGATAATAGTGTGCTGATGCTTGATGGAGTACCTTTGCCTGGTGTTGATTGATTTCCGCCTGCTGAAGTCCAACGTACATCGGCAAACACAACACCATTTTCTGTAGTTTGATCTGCATTGTCAACTAGTACCCATTTCTTAGTCAAAAAGTTAAATTTGTAAATATATGGATAATTGTCAAAGTCGGCAGTACTAACCCAAATATCACCGTGTGCAAGGGCTGTGCCATCGCTTTGTGTAGTTGGAGCAGTGGCTGAAACTGTTGGGCCTGCTGGGTCTGTACGATCTGCACCGTAGCCAACGCCGCCTGAACTTTGATTGTAGTTCAAGTAGCCAACAAACTTGGTACCATCGTGAATCAATAGATCAACTTCGTCAATTACGCTACTATACCACAATGTGCCATCAGCTGGAATAGTTGTTGGAGCAGTGGCTGAAGCTGGAGCAAATGCGCTGGTTCCGGTCATTGAACGCCACAAGGTTGCCAAGTATCTTCCGCTGACTGTTGGCTGGTCAGCATACCAGTTTGCTGTTGTGCCTACTGTAAACAAAGTGGCAAGTGGAGTATTTGCACCGTCTACAAAGTGAATATCGCCGCCAGCAGTGTGCGAAATAGTAACGCTGTTGTCACTGTTTAACACTGCTGATACGTTTGCATCACCGTTTGTTCCTGCCAATATTGCCGCAATAAATGCTTGTGCTCTTGATACAGCAGTTGTTAGTCCACTTGTTAAATCAAAAGTTACTGACGAAGCTGCCGCTAATGCACTTTGACCTGGCAAACTTTGCTGTAAAGTAAATGCATAGTTGTTGTTTGCTGGAGACGATGCAGTAAATGCAATAGTTTTAACACTTGTTGGACCACCACCTGCATATCCATATACTTTAAAATTAGCATACGGAGTTGTGCCTTCGTCGTCATTGTATTTTACATACACAGTGTTTGCCGCTAATTTTAATCCGCCTGTGTTATCCAGTGCAGCCAATGCTGAAGAATTGTTAGCAAATAAACGTACAGGTTGTTCAATCCATGAACTAGCCGCTGAACTATATTTCTTAATAATCCAGTCTGCACCTTGGTTAACACTGGTTGTTTTAACCCAGATAGAACCTGTTGGTGCACCGTTGGCTGTTCCTGCATTTTCTGTTGTTTTGTATGTTGGAACACTGGTGTGAGCACTGATTTGTAGTTTTGGTGCTTGATATGTTGTGTTACTTAGACCAACTAATGCTGGAACTGTTCCTGAAAGAACAACATTAACACCAGTTGAATAAATTTGCAAGTAACCATTTAGCTCAGATGCTGTTACACCAGCAATGCCCGCATCATTGATTGCTGTTGCAAGATTAGCATAGTTAGTTCCACTGATAGTTGTACTGTTGATTACCAAAGTATCACCACCTGTGGTGATTGTTGTGTTTACCGAACCAGCTGTTGGAGCATCGTCAATTGTGTAAGACGTGCCGGTAATTGACACTGGAGAAGCTGATGTGCCAGCTGATTGCGATGTGCTAACAATCCAACTTGTGCCTGTTAGAGAAGCACTGGCCGCTGTTTGACTGTTGTTGACCACCCAGCTTGAACCTGAACCTGAAACAATGTAAGTGCCAGCTGAAACTGTGCCACCCGACACTACCATACCAATTGCAATGGTGCCAGTTGGAGCTGATGTTGTCAATGCTGTTCCAGTGATACTACCTGTGAATGTTGCGGTAGTTTGATTGGTAATGTATGTGTAAGCAGTGATAGAACCGCCTGACAATACTAATCCAAGACTTGGAGTTCCTGTCAATGCTGTCAATACTGTGCCAGTTCCGCCGCTGGTTCCGTTGCTGATAAATCCAGTAAATGCCTGATTGACCACAGCAGTGATGCGTGTGTTTGCCAGAATGTTTGAACCTGAAATAACTTGACCTACTGCAACCGGTGATCCTGTTACTGCACTGATAACTGACAATCTAGTTGTGCCTACTGGAATAACACCAGTGAAGCTGGTACCAGTTGCTGATATTGTTGGGCTTAACACTGTACCAGCCGCTGTGGGCCAGCTGGCTTTCCATGCTGAACTACCCACTTCAACCCATGTTCCTGCGGCTGTGTCTGTTAGGTATTTCTTCATCCATAACTTGTTCAAGTTTGTGACTGATACTAATACATAATCACCTACTTGTCCAATACTTGGTAATGGAGCATAATTGCTTGAACCAGTTGTTTGTGCAATATCGGTAATAACTGTGATGGTTTGTTTAGTAAATGATTGACCGCCAGTGGTTGTGGCACTTGAACTGTTCCATTCAAAAATACCAAAACTTGTGTTGGCTACATCTAACCACATTGTTCCGTTGTCAGGAGCGCCAACTGGCTCAATTGCATCTGCTTCTAATTGTTTTGTGTTTAAATCTGCACGTACTACATAAGCACGATTACTGACACCTAAAAAACTATATGCAGTTTGTAGACCGTATTCGTTGATTTCGCCAGCGTGTACTGGATTGTTGCTTGCGTCAGTTTGGAAGTA